ACGCTAAACGTGGCGCCATGAAAGTGGCGAGCGGTGGCGGCACCCAGTCGGGTGCTGTCGTGTCGGAGGGTTCTGAGGGGAAACCGTCTTCGTTGAGGGAAGCCTTCGCTCTCGCTAAAAAACAACTCGGCACCTAAACCTTTAAGGGGGTTTTATCATGGCAGCAGGAAACGCTAACTTTGACGAGATTCTCTCTACCACGCTTAAGAACTACATCCCGAAGCTGACAGACAACATCTTCAGCGCACGGCCGTTGTTCTACGCTTTGACGAATGGTCAGACCATTCGTCGGATCAGTGGTGGAGCGAACATCGTCGTTCCGATTATTTACGGGACAAACTCAACCGCTGGTTCATACAGTGGAACCGACACTATTGACATTACTGCTCAGACAGGCATTTCGGCCGCTGAGTGGTCTTGGAAGCAGTACGCGGCCACTGTAACAATCAATGGTATTGAGGAAGCCAAGAACAACGGTGAAGCACAGATCATTGATCTGCTGGAAGGCAAGATTTTCCAGACGCAGGAAACCATTATCGAGAACATGAACACCATGTTGTTCGGTAACGGTACTGGCAACGGTGGCAAGGACTGGATGGGCCTCGCGGCTCTGGTCGGTCTAGGCAACGATGCTGGTGGTTCGTCACTCGGCGGCATTGATGCCACCGATGCGGACAACTCCTGGTGGCGTTCACAGGTGACCAATCAGGGTGCTGCGGCACTCACGGTCGCCTCGATGGCAACCTTGTACAACAACTGTTCGGTTGGTAACGATCAGCCGACAATCATCATCACGGGCCAGGCCCAGTACGAAGCCTACGAGGCTTTGCTGGACCAGAACATCCGTTACACGGATACTGACATGGCTGACGGTGGCTTCCAGAACCTTCTGTTCAAGGGCGCACCCGTAACCTTCGATGGTGTTCTCGCTGGTGAAGGCAAGCTTTACATGCTTAACACCAAGTACCTCCAGTTGGTGGCCCATAGCGATGTCTGGTTCAAGCCGACACCGTTCGTGCGCCCAACCAACCAGGATGCGGTATTCTCGCAGCTGCTCTGCTACGGCGAGCTGACTACAAGCAACCGTGCCCGCCAGGGCTACATGTACGGCATCCTGCCGGCCTAGTAGTATGGGACGAGAGTTCGCTTACGCTTACAAGTCGGGTGCCCGTGCATACGGGGAACCGGCTGGCGACCATTTTCGGGATTCTTCTCCACGGCCTCAAACCGTTGGATTGTCACGAAGTATCGCTCGGGTGAACCCGATGAGTAGCGGACCTGTCGTCCCAGAACCTGTCAAGTGCAGTTCTCTGACCCGTGATGGGGCGCCCTGCAAGGGGCGTCCTATCACAGGCAGCGAGCTGTGCGTCTTTCATCAGCCTAAGGAGTAGGCGTGGACATTTCGACCATGCGGTCGTATGTCCGCTCGGTGGTGGACATTGATACGTCGGATATTTCCGACGATGTAATGAATCGTTTTCTCGGCGAAGCTTACGATGTGATTGTCTATTCGGAGAAGCGGTGGCCTTTCTTCGAGGCCACGACTTCGTTTGAAACCGTGGGGGCACAGAAGGATTACACGGTTGCTGTCGTTGGGGCAGCACTCACGAATGGGTTGCGTGAAATAGCGTCGCTCAGGACCGGCAACCAGGTTCTTGAATACATTGGTCGTGACGACGGTGATGTCATTTACCCGTTGGATTCAAACACGACGGGGAACCCGTGGTACTGGTCTTTCTGGGCTGATTCGATTCGCCTCTACCCGACTCCTGGGTCTGGCGACACTGTTTATGTTCGGGGTTACAAGGCTCCTGCAGCGTTTGGTGCCGGCGTGTCAGACAGCACTGAGCCGTCGGATCTACCAACCCCGTTTCACATGGTTCTTGCTACTTACGGGATTGCCCGTGCATACGAGCAGCAGGAAGATCCGACAATGTCGGCGCAATACTTTTCGATCTTCAACCAGGAGCTAGATAACCTTCGTGCCCGTTACGAAGACATGCCTGCGGCACAACCTGTGAGGATCAATAGCCGGTCGGCTTCACGATGGATGTCCCAGTCGTATCTGCCTAGACGGTTGCGGTACGGCTGGGAGCTGTAGGTGGCTTCACCCTCTTGGAATCTTGAAGCTCTTGAACTTTTCACGGGTGGCTTGAATCTTCGTTCCGACCAGTTCAACCTGGGGGAGAACGAATCCCCTGATCTTCTCAATGTTCTTGTTGATCCGCGTGGCGGGATCCGCCAACGCGATGGTGTGGATCGTAGGAACCCGACGGCGTTGAGTGCCGATATTCAAGGCATTTGGGCGTTGCATACTGATAGTGGCACGAATCATGTGATGGTCAACTATGACACGAAGGTTGCCTACAGTTCGACCGCCAACTTTACTGATTTGACAGGGATCACGGCCCGTACAGCAGGGTCGCGCGTGTACGGCGTGACGATGAACAATGTCGCTTACGGTGTGTCTTACGACAAGGTGTGTTTCAGGTGGGATGGTTCCACCGCAGCGGATCTGGGGGTGACGTTCGGGTCGAGCGGCAACATGCCGCAAGCGCAGTACATCACTGCATGGAATAACTTTACTTGGGTGGCGAACACTTACGAATCGGGGACAGGACACAAGTACCGTTTGAGGTGGTCGAACGCTAACGATCCTGAAACGTGGACGGCAACCGACTATGTCGACATCGACAAGGGCGACCATGGTGATTACATCACGGGGTTGTGCCCGATGGGTGACCGCTTGTTGGTGTTCAAGTCGAACAGTGTGCATGCCGTGTTTGGTTTCGATTCTGATTCTTTCCAGGTTGTGACGTTGAGCAACGATGTCGGATCGGTTCCGTTGTCGTCGCCGGTGGCGACACCGTTCGGAGTGTTTTTCTGGTACGCCGATCAGGGCGTCTACATGTATAACCGTGAAGGTTTTGTCTGGGTGTTCGACAAGATGTCGCCGGCTGTGGATGATGGACGCATTTCGTTCGGAACGAATCCGCAGCTCGGGTGGGGAAACAACAAGCTGTACGTTTCGGTCGACTGGACTGAGGGCGGTGTCACGACTCGTCGGACACTGATTTATGATCCGACGGTTGCTGGCGGCGCCTGGATAACTACCGATATTGATACTGCAGCACTGTATGCGTATCGGCCGCCGAATGATTCTTCAACGGTTTACGGGGCGTGTGTCGCCAACACGGGGGTGTTGGTCGATGTTGAGGATGAACAGAACCGTTCTACGGACAGGTATGCGTCTTCTGCGGAAACACACATTTCGTCGTATTTCGTGACACGGTGGGTGTCGGGTAAGAACCCGATTTTGAAGAAGCGATGGGGTCGACCTCGTTTGGTGACTTCAGCGGAGTCAACGATTGTGTTGCCTGTCTCGATTTACAAGGATTATGACAAGTCGGCTGCCACTGGCAGCTTCAACCTGAGTATCACGGGGAAAACATCGACTTCGCTGTGGGACACCGCCAAATGGGATGATGCTGATGACACGTCGCCTTATTGGGCGGCGTGGGATGCGATCTCGCGCGATCTCACTGCCGTGGTGCTGAATATGCCCACACTTGGGACAGCAAAGAGTGTAAGTGTGAAAGTAAGCGGCCCATCTACCAACAACCATTGGGAAATGAACGCTTTGGCTTTCGTATACACGCCTAGGAGGCTCAGATAAATGGCAACACTGGCCGTTACTAACTCATTCTCCGCTGGGACGACCATCGTCGCAGCGGACATGAACCAGAACTTTGATGATGTCGAAGCGTTTGTCAACACCACACCTGGTGTTGTTCAGAACGACATCGTTGACGCTAAGGGTGATCTGGTCGCCGCTACCGCAGCGGATGCCGTTTCTCGCCTGGCTGTAGGCACCGATACTTATGTGTTGACTGCTGATTCGACGGAGGCGACGGGTCTCAAGTGGGCGGCACCGACAACTGGCGACATCACGGGCCTCACTGCCGGCGACCTGGTTGACATTACGGCAGCTAGTGGTCCTGTTCCTACGGTCAATGTTGATCTGTCTGAGGCAGCTACTTCCACCTCGGATGCTGACGGCGACTACTTCCTAGTTACTGACGCTGCTGCAGCCCAGTACAAGTTGACGAAGGCAAACATTGCCTTGTCGGGGATGAATAACGATTCGGGGTGGACAACCAATGTAGGCGACATAACGGCCGTGACTGCGGGAACGAACATCTCGGGTGGTGGAACCTCTGGAGCGGTCACGGTAAATCTTGCCATTGACGCTGCCGTTGACTTTGGTTCTGACGGTTCGGGTGTGGACGTTTCGTTCCATTCGGCGACGGCCGGCGATCTCATGTTCTGGGATGCCTCTGAGGAGAAGTTGACCATCACGGGTACTGATGGTCAGACGGCGCTTGATGTTGCTGACGGCAACGTCACTATCACCGACACTCTCACCGTGTCTGGTGGCCTGGTCGCCCCGCTGGCGATCAACGCACAGACTGGCACGACCTACACGTTCGTCCTGGCTGATGCTGGGAAGTTTGTTTCCTCATCGAATGGTTCAGCGCAGACGTTCACCGTGCCACCCAACTCGTCGGTGGCCTACGCCGTCGGTACGCAGATCATTGTTCAGAACATTGGTTCGGCTAACTGTACGTTGGCTCAGGGTTCTGGTGTGACGATCAACTCCAAGGATTCCAACAAGGAGATCGACGGTCAGTTTGCGGCTGCGACGTTGATAAAGACGGCGACGGATGCTTGGTCGCTGATTGGTGCTTTGGCCTAATGGTGATCCGTCCAGTCGATCACGGGATCTTTGCTGGTAGTGCAGGCGGTGGTGGTGGCTTTTCCTACGTCACGGGCGGCGTCGATTATCCCTCCTACGCCACGCTGGACACGATCCAGAAATACAACCATTCCGACGACGTGCGTAGCACTCTGGTTGCGACTCTTAGCGCCGCGAACCAAAATGCCTGCGGAGCGGGTAACGCTGGGGTCGCTGGCTATACGATGTGCGGTGCAGCGGGTGGCGGCAACACGGATGACATCGACAAGATCGACTTCACTAACGACACCACCTCTGAACTTGTGGCAGTTGCTGGCTCAAATCGCTACTCATTGGCGGGATTTTCTAATAGTGGTGTGGCGGGTTACGCAGCGGGTGGCAATGCCTACCCTGCTGTAGCCGAAGTGGACAAACTGACGTACAGTAGCGAAACGGTGGCGGCCTTGGGGACGGGACTCTCGGCAGCCAACTACGGCGGGAGGGGGTTTGCCGACAATAGTGTCGCAGGTTACGTCTGTGGTGGTGGCGGGTCAGTCACAACGGTAGACAAGTTCGCGTTCCCTGGCGACAGTCGCACGACGTTGGCCTCTGGCCTCAACCCTGGCCGCCATAGCATGTCGGCTTTCGCTGACAGCGGTGTCGGTGGTTACATCGCTGGCGGGCCAGCCAGCATCTTGACGATCCAGAAGTTCAGTTTCCCAAGCGATTCGACAGCCAACATTGCAGCCTCACTCTCACAGCAGCAGTACAACTCTGAGGGGTGTGCCGCCTCGGGCACGTCGGGCTATATCGTGGCAGGCGACAATACGAGCAGTGCTATTGCTAACGTGAATAAGATCGCTTTCCCCGCCGAAACACTTTCGGCGACGACAGCCATGCAGGTTGCCATAGACAAGACGACAGCAGTTTCCAACGAACTGACTCTCGCATGAACATCGCTGAGGCCATAGAAGAAATCCAGCAGCCCCGCTCCCGCTTCCAGTTGATCCACTTCGTCCTCGGCCAGCACGACACCCCTGAGATGAGGTTCTACCAACTGTGTCTGGAACTACAGAGCGTCGGTCACAACTTGCGGCTTGCCCAGTTGTCGGTTCGTAGGACCAAGATTGAGATTGCCCGCCTGCTGGCAACGGGCGACGAGATTGATGCCATTACTGCTGAGGAAAAGCAGGTCGGCCTTGAACATCACCTTGTGGTGATGCGTGGCGCTGAACGCGAACTGGCGGTACTCACCGATTTGTTCGATGAGTCGCAGAAATACACCCGTGACGAGATTGAACACGCCCAACCTGAATACTGGGAGAAGCGACTGACCCGTCAAACAAACCTTCAGATCATGTCTGGGAGTGTTGGTTGGGCGCAGTTGGATTCGATGCGGCAGATCGGTTTATTGGACGAAATGGTTTCTGATCGGGAACAGATGTTGACTGAGCAAGCGAGAGCGGAGTTGACCCGATGATCTACCTAAAGTGGGAACTGTCGGATACTGGCGTGTCGGGTACTGGCCCTGAGGAAACGATTGCTAATCGTGGTGGCAGGGCTGAAGCAGGGTGGGCTGTGGACACCGACGGTTACCGCATCGGTTACCTGACTACGACTGCCGACCTGACAGGTTTGGAAACGTGGGATGTCACGACTCAGACGGAAGCGCAGGCACTCACGTTCTGTCAGGCATTGTGGGCGGGTGCCACAGTGGATAGTGACGGTTTCATCACATCCCCTCCACCACCCGACGATGAGTAATGAGCGAACCGACCGATATTCGACAGGTAAAGATACCGACCATCGCGGTCGGACTCATCCTGTCCGTAGCGGTCATCGCGGGAACAATCACCTGGTCGTCAGCACGCACTGTGGCACGCATCGACCGCCTCGAAGAGTCGGTTGAATCCATTGAAGATTCGATGGATATGCACTCTTATGCGCGGGTGGAAGACGTTTCGGAAGACATCAGGGATTTAGAAGCACGGTTGGCAGCGATGGAAGACTTGTGTAGCCGTGTAGACGCGATGGAGGAACTGGTCGCTGGGGTGGCTTCCTCTGTGAGCGCCTTGTTGATGCAGGACGAGCAATCTCACTGGGAGGACTGATGCCTACAGTCGTGTACAAGCCGACTCACAGGTTTGTGGGACCAAACTCCCTATCTATTGAGTATGAACTTCGCAAAATCCAAGAGAAGCTCGATGACCTCGAAACACGCGTAACGGCCCTGGAGCCGTAGGAGAGACATGGCTATTAGACGAGCAGCCTCAGAAATGGGGAGAAAACTAGGTGACGAGTCGTTGGTTGTCGCTGGGACAGCAATCGGGTTGGCGTCTATCGCCACGAATGCTGTTGCGGCAATGATCACGAACGGTGCTGAACCGATTCGGGTGAGGTGGGGTACCCCCACATCATCTGTTGGGCATTATTTGAATCCCTACAGCACGCTGGAGCTGGTGAATGACGACTTGAGTGTTGTCAAGTTCATTCGTATTAGTTCTAGTTCCACCATTTTCGTAACCTACTTCGGAGCATAGGCATGGGACTTAATCGGATTGCACAGAGGGTTGTGGATCAGGTTTCGACTGGTGACATAACTGATGTGGTTGCAGGGTCGGGGCTGGAGGGTGGCGGCAGCACTGGCGCTGTGACCCTCACTCTTGATGCGAGTAATCTGACGGCTCTGGGTGCGACGGTCGCTGTGACCGATTATGTCGTGATCTATGACACTGATGGGACTGCAACTAAGAAGGTTTTGGTTTCTAACATGCCTGGGTTGTGGGCGTAATGGCTTACAACATTCCTGATTTGCCGTTCAAGGACATGGGCCGGCAGGGGCCGGCGGGAGCTGGCAACGTGCCTTACTTTGATCGGATAAAGCGACTGTTGCCAGGGGGGCAGATACCTCCCGAGTTGCTGCAAATGTTGATGGCGCAGCTCATGGGCGGTCAGGGCGGTGGTGGCCCTCAGCGGCCACCGATGGGTGGCGGCAGGCCACCTCAGAGGCCACCGATGGGTGGCGGCAGGCCACCGATGGGCCGTCCACCGATGGGTGGTTTGGGTGGTGGCGGTAGACCACCTGTAGTGAAGATCGAAGACCTTGTACGGGCCTTAAGCAGTGGCGGCGGCCAACGACCGGCGCCACAGGCAAACATGGCTGTTCCTCAAGCACGCAGGTAGCAAATGGCAGTCAACTATGCGGTAACGGGGCGCGCTGACGACCCGTATCCGACGCGTGCCAACACGATGTCTGCCACTTATGGTGGTCTGGCTGGTAAGGCTGCACCGACTTTCACGAATACTGCACCGACGACGTTTGGTGGGGGCACCAGTGGTCAGCGTTTCGCTGATTTGCAGTCTGCTTTGGGTGGTGTGGGTTATCAGCGAAGCGGTGTTCAACGCCAGAGGGCTATGTCGTTGGATGATTTGGCGCGTCAGTTTGCTGACATGCGGCGGGGTATCCCTGGGCAGTTGAATCGTAGGGGGATGCTTGATTCGGGGCAGTTTCAGCGGGCGTTGGGGCGTTCTTACGCCGATGAGTTGCGTAACGCTGGGCGTACTGAGTTGAGTATGCAGGATGCGTTGAATCAGTTGGCGATGCAGCAGTTTGGGGCGGAAAGCCAGTTTGCTCAGAGTGGTTTGAATAATGCGTTGTCTAGTGCGGAGCGTCGGGCGCAGTTGGCTTCGCAGATTCGGGAGACTTTCTGATGGGTTCTCTTGACTATCTCGACTTCTACGGCGGAGTCGCTGGCGACGCATGGGATGCCGTCAAGGGTGTGGCTACGAAGGCCGGCTACGGGGCCGATACACCGGCACCAGCATCCGTTGCAGCTACTCCAGCGGGCGTGACCGCTGATCCCAATACTTGGCCTGATGATTGGTGGCCTAACCCATCTAACGCTGAGACTTGGCCTGACGACTGGTGGCCTCAAGCTCCTGCGCCGGCACCAGGCGGGTTCGGGCCAGGTGCGACGGGTCCGCTGAGTGGATTCGCCCCGCCATCAGGTGGATACGGGTATGGGCCAGGTGCCGGTGGGGCGTTGAGCGGATTCGACCCGACGGGTGGGCGCTCAGGCCCGACCCAGGATGAGTTGGCTGCCATGATGGCAGGCTTGCAAGCCGAGCAGGAATACAGTTGGTACAACCCGATGGGTTGGATAGATGCTATCCCTGGGGTGCAGAACGAACCTGGTGAGGAAGACTGGTTCGGCGACTTCTTCGGTGAGGGCGGCACGGCACGCAACATTCTTAGTGGCGTCGAAGACGGCGCACGCTGGCTGGCTGATCCCTCCTATCAGGCGATTCAGGAACTTCTCCAGGGTGACCTCAGTGGAGCCATCGGCGACTTCGCTGGGGGGACCGCCAACCAGTTGGCGCCTGCGGCCGGCTATCTGGCGCAGGAGGGCTTGGATGTCCTCGGCAATCTCGGCGACAACATTTACAACAACTGGGGTCTACGGTCGGGACTCAACCAGCTTGGGGCGGACATCACTGGTATCCCAGGTCAGGTGGGCAACCTGAGCATGGATGCCCTGCGGTATCTTGGCGATCAGGCTGGCAATCTGGGTCAGGCAGCCCTAGGTCAGGCTGGCGAATGGGGTCAGGCTGGGCTGGGTCAGTTGGGGGACTTGCAGGACTATCTGAGGGCACAGGGCGAGAACGTCGCCAAGTGGGGTGGCAACCAGCTCCTGAACCTTGGCAGCGAGGTCGGGGATCTCTTCACCGAGCAGGTTCTCCCGTGGGCGCAGCAGCAGGTCTATGACCCTGCGATGGGGTACCTCCAAGAGGACTTCCTGGAGGACATAACGAATCTCGGACAGGGCGCTTGGGGGCAACTGGACGCTCTTGGGAACCAGGTGGTGGACTTCACCACCGATCAGGCCATTCCGTATTTCCAGCAGGACTTTGTCGGCGATGTTCAGAACCTTTACGGCGACGTCAAGGACTGGGCTGTTGATGATGCTTGGGGTGAAGCTATTCAGCCGTTCTACGAGAACGTGCTGAAGCCTGCCGGTCTCGATGTTGCTGACTGGGCTGTCGATGACGTTTACAAGGACATCATTACTCCGTTGTATGAGAACTATTTGAAGCCGGCAGGTTTGGAGATCGCCGATTTCACCAGCCAGGAGGCGTGGCCGTATATTCGTGACAATCTGCGTCACGACATCAGCAATGTTCTTGAGGCTGTCCCAGCGTTTGTCCGCAATGTGGCCCCTGAGGGGTCAAGGGTCGACAACTGGCTGGAAGCAGGTGTAGGCGGTGCTGGTGCAGCAATGGACTGGGCGCAAGGCGTTCCAGGCCAGGTTGGGGAGTTTGGTGGCCGCGTCACCGATTACTTGTTTGATCCGTCAAAGCCGGCATGGAGCCAAGGTGGCGATGGCGGCGGTACTGATGCAGCAGTGGCACAAGCTGTCGCTGACATGACTCAAGGTGGTGGCGCCCCAGGTGCCCCAGGTGGTGCCCTAGGCGGCGGTGGGGTCACATACCCAGGGGGGGTAGGTGCCACTAGTGCGCCGGCATCCGCCCAGAATGTAGCCGACCAGATTTACGCATCGAGCCAAGGCGGTGCCGGTGGCGGTCTGGCAGATTTGTATTCGCAGATGTTTGATTCGCAGCGCACATGGGCGCAGGACGCTTACGGCGCGGAGATGCGGGGTGCTGAGGCTGCCAGCCAGGCTTCTCAGGATTATGCGGCATCGATCTTGCAGCAGGGTCAGCAGGCCGCTGCTCAGGCTGAGGCCGCCGCCAGCCAGTATTACGTCGAGGGGGCGAACGCTGCGGCGACGGCTTATAACGAGACCGTCGGGGCGTTGAATAGCCGTGAGCAGGGACTCATACAGAAGCATTCGGAGCTGGCAGCCATGGAGGCTGCCGGCATTGGTGACACGTCGGCGGAGCAGCGACGTATCGGCTCCGAGCTGGAGGCGTTGCAGACGCAGCGCACATCGTTGCGTCACAGTTTGGTCATGGCAGGTTTGACTGGGGAGGAAACTCGTCAGACGGCGCGGCTTGACGAGTTTAAGACGACTGGTGAGAGCCGGTTGGCTGCCGATGAGGCTGCGTTGATCGAGATGATCACTGGTCTTGAGGGTGGCCGTGTCGGCCAGGAGCAGGCAATGGCGGAGCAGGTGGCTAACCGTTTCGCTGGGGCACGGTCAGGGATGCAGGGCCGTTTGGAGGCTGCTGAGGCGGCGTTGCGGGCGCAGGGCATTGAACCGGCTGCCTACACGTCGGGGCCTGGGGCTGAAACGCAGGCTTTGCTTACCTCGCAGGAACTGTCGATGGAAACATTGCAGAACCGTTTGCGGGATGCTTCAGCGGCGCAGGCCATTGATCGGCAGATGCGAGGTAGTGAGATTTATTCGGTGGCTGGGAGGGCGTTGGAGGACAATCTGTTCTCGATGCGTTCCCAGTTGGAGGAGAGCATTGCTCAACGTAAGAGCACCGCTGATCTGGATACGTTTGACCGTCAGGCCGACATTGATATTACTGGTGCTGCGGAGCGTGGCGAAATCAACTTGCAGGAGTTGGCTGCGTTGCAGGCGTCGAAGGAAACCATGTTTGGGCGGAAGACGGATCTGTTTGCTGAGAGTGAACTGAATCGGATTTACACTCGCACTGATTACAACGCTGCGTTGCAGGCGGAGCGGGCTGCCCGTCAGCGGGCCATGGAGCGGGCGCAGGAGCAGCGGATTATTGCTCAGGCGGCTGCGTCGCAGCAGGCGTTCACTGGGGAGCAGAACCGGTTGCAGCGTGAGCATGAGGCGGCGATGCGCCTGAAGGGGACTTCGGGCGATATTGCTGGGTCGGAGTTGTCGACTGAGATTTCTCGGGCTGAGGGTGCTGCTTCTGAGGCGCAGCGCATGTCTGAGGATTACATCATGGTCAATGTGGATGGTGTTGATGTGCCTGTGGACAGGGATTGGTACATCGAGGAGCATCTGATTGGACCTGGCGCCTCTGGCGGTGGGTCGGATGTGAATCTGGTCGAGATGGTTGATAATGCGGGCAACTCGTTCTATGTGGATGTGGGCGGTGTCGATGAGTTTGGTACCCCGTATTTGACTTCGTCTGCGGCTACGAATCCTCTTATCACGGGAGACATTCTTACACCCGCATGGGCTGAGTAGCTGTGGCGGAGTCAGACCGCAGACGCATCCTTGACGCTATTCAGGGTGGTGCTGTTACACCAGGGTCGTTTGGGCGTGTAACACCGCAGTCGTTTGTTCAGTCGGAACCGATCAAGCATCAGACGCGTACTACGCCGACTATCGGCGGGACGCCAATTACACGGTTTGCGAAGCCTGAGAAGAAGGATGGCGGGTTCAAGGGGGTATTCGGGAAACTGATTGATGTTCTCGATTTCGGTGGCGCAATGGCCCGTTCAGGCGTCAAGGAAGTTATCGATTACAACACCCAGCTCCTTAAGGGGAAGAACCCGTTTGAGGGGTTCTTCACGGGCGGCAAGGGCGGTGCCTCTCCCGTGGATTGGTGGCAGCAAACCAACGATCACATGCTCATGTCTGAGGTGCTGCGTGAAACAGGTATCTCCGACAAGTTGGGTATTGAGCCTGGAAGCAAAACGGAGATGGCGTTGGGTCTCGGCCTGGACATTGCCTTCGATCCGATTGTGTACGCCACTGGCGGTTGGGGTGCTGTTCCTCGGGCGTTGAAGGGCATGGGCAAGGTTGACGATGTCGTTAAGGCGTTGACGAAAGCGTCTGGTCTGGCTGCGTCACCGGCGAAGGCCGCCGAGTTGACGGCTGCCGCTGCACGGGTCAGTAAAAGCAAGTCGATTCTGTCCGCTGGTAAAGCTTTGGAAGACATCGGGATTAAAACAGGGTTGACGTTTACGATTCCTGGGACGGGCCGGTTGGGTCGGCACGTCGTGGAGAAGCCGTTGAGTTTCGCCACGGGTGGTGCTGTAGGCAAGGCTGCTCGAGCGCAGCGAGCCAAGTATGTTCCTTCGTTTATTCTGCCCGACAAGGCGTTTGATGTTCAGAAGTATGCGCCGCAGATTGCTGATTCGATGAAGCTGTTGAAGAAGGGCGAGACCGCTGTCGCTGACATGCTGCTGAAGGGTGGCATTCCGAAGGCGTTGCATAATGACATCATGCAGGCTGCGGCGTTTGGTCGCCGCTTGCCGATCACGTTGCCGTTCACGTTGCCGTGGTCGACACCGCTGTTGAAGGCGGTGGCGCCACTGCCAGGGTTTGCGTTCCGTTTGGCGGCACAGCAGAAGGTCGCTAAGGGTTTCGATAATGCGTTGAATGCGCGTGCCCCGATTCGGGCCATGAAGTGGGCTGACAATCCTGATGATGCGTTGGCTGGGGTCTACATGGAAGAGGTCGCCAACAATGCGGCGATCACAGCGGGGACGTTCAAGAGGCGCCTGCTGGGTGCCCCAGGCAAGCCGCCTATCGGGTACAGGGCCGCTGTGAAGGCTGCTGGTGTCCCTGAGGAGGGGTCTGGGGCCATGCGGCTTGTGGAGGAGGCTAAGAAGTTGGGCATTTCGGGGGAAGACATGATGAGGGCTTCTGACAGGCCCACATTGGTGAATGGGTTACTGAACCCTGAGTTGCCTGATTCGTTTCGACGGTTGGGTGCGCGGGGCACCAAGTTCCATGAGGAGCTGTTGGGATGGTGGGATGATGCACGCCGGTTGACGAACGAGCAGTTGGCGGGGACACCGCTGGCGGGGTTCGCTGATGATTTGTATGCGGCTCGTTACCTGTCGTCGGCCGGCAAGGAGATCCTTGGCGGTGATGGTGTCAGGTTCGCTGGACGTGGCGGTCTCGGGGGGACGCCGTGGCAGGCCAGGGAGTACATCACGCCGTCGCAGTACACGAAGATGGTTGCCCTGCATGGTGAGGAGGTGGCTGCTAAACGGTTTTCGCAAACGTGGATGGGTGAGCAGTTGCAGAACGTGACTGGTCCTGGGGCGACCGGCAAGTCTGTTCGTGACCAGATGGACGAGATTGGCGAGCTGGTTCTCGGCAAGAACGAATACAAGCAGATTTTCTCCAACGACTTCCATGAGGTTGTGCAGAAATACATCAAGGACATGGCACAGGGGGTTGATGTCCAGAATGTGTTGCGGGGCATGGAGAACATCGGTCTGATTGCGAGGACGGATGCCCATGGGGCTATCCGCATGGATCTTGCTAGCCGGTTCAGGGGTATTGCTGGTGACGGTGGGACGATCAAACAGTTTGAGGGCAAGATTGATGCGAGTCGTGTCGGTGCGGCTCGGTTGAGGCAGGTTGATGAGGCTGCTGCTGGGGTTGGTGGTGTGGGTGGCGTGAAGGCTGCTTCGTTGCCTGTGGATTTGGCGCCTGAACTGGGGCGTCGTGTCAACGCTGCGATGCGTTCTGTCGAGGGTCTCACCTCGGGGAAGGCAACATGGTTGCCGAAGGAACTTCAGGCAGCAATCAAGAGTCTCGATTCGTTGACGCCGCTGCCCACTGAGGGGTGGGCGCGGGTCATGGAGCAGTACGGCGGGTTCGCCGACGAGATCGGTGCCGAGGTGATGCGTCTACGCCAGCTCGTTGCTGGTGTGGATGCTGCGGCGAAGCAGGCCGGCACCAGGGGTTACGCAGAGTTGAAGGCCGTGAACCGCAACATCACGGTCATGGAGTCTGCGTTGGCTCAGATGAATGGTTTGATGGGTCGGGCAGCGTTGAACGACAGAACTGTCAGGGCTGGCCGTCAGCTCGTCAAGACGTTGGAGACTGGGACGATTCCATCTTCGATTCTTCCTGAGATGAAGGTGTGGGCCAAGAAGTATTCGGAGTGGGTTGATCTCGACAACCTGACGGGGTCGACGGCGTATCTGCATGCCGCCGATGATGACTTTCTGCGGGCGGTCAACGCCCAGATCGCTGCGGGGGATCTGCCTGATCTGGTTTACATTGCTGAGAAGGTCGCTACGGCGGAGGCAGGCACCCTGGGTCACGCCCGCCTGTACGGCGAGGCGTTGGAGGAAGCCAAGGCGGCAGCGGAGAAGTGGCAGGGCATTGCACCCGATCTGGAGCGTGGGCTGGAAGAGGCCCGTCTGATCGCTCAGAAGGACATACTGACCCCTGACGATTTGTTCAACCAGCAGAAGTACCTACAGTCCGCCAAAGAGCAGGCGATGGAACTCGAGTTGGAGATGAGCCGTGCCCGACGGTCAACGGAGCTTGGCCGGCGCATCTCCGCAGCCGACAGCCAGGAGGATGCGTTGCGTGCCCTGAATCAGGAACGCAACATGCAGGGTTTTCAGCATGCGTACAACGAGGCGTTGTCGAACCAGTTGACGGGGCCGTGGTTGAAGGGCTATTCGGCGGTCAACATGAAGGAGTCCGCTGACCTGTTTGCTGCGGCGACTCTGGCTGCTGCGAAACTCAATAGTGCCAGTGCGATGGCTGACTGGTCGAAGGGGTATCGGTCGTTGTTGAACTATTGGAAGGCTCAGGCGGTGGCTACTCCTGGGTTTGTGATTCGTAACATCATGGGTGCCACTTGGATCAACTCTCAGATTCTGGGTGTTGAGATGGGTCAGCATGCGAAGACTTCAGCGATGCGGCGCATGGCGATGAAGTCGTCCATTGATGCCGCTAAGGACAAGAAGTACCTCCAGCATCTTGAGGATCTGGCGGAGAGGACGGGGAGGGTTATTGACCGGCCGGTGGCCGGCCACCTCGGATCAGGTAGCGCCTATCTGGCATGGAAGACGGTTGAGACAGGCCAGCCGATCAGGCTCGCTGGGGTACGAGGCGTGTTTCGTAACGCCACTGATCGGGATTGGCGAATCTTCAATGAGATAGAGCGGTCGGGGATCGCTGGTGGTGGTCAGGCCGCTATCGAGGTGGCGGAGAAGTCCGCCATGTCTTCGATGGGAACCTGGAATCCGTTGCGGGCGCATTTCTGGCCGTTCAAGGCGGTGCGGGCAGCGAACACTGAAGCCGAGTTCATGGTGCGTATGACGGCAGGGCGTCACATCATGGAGGGTGGAGGCACTCTTGATGAGGCGTGGAAGGCGATCCGTAAATACCATTTCGATTACAGCGAGCTGACACCGACCGAAGCCAAGATCAAAATGGTGATTCCTTTCTGGAAATGGCAGAAAAATATTCTGCCTGTGTTGGTTGAATCGGTCGGGAACCGGCCGGCAGCGTGGTCCAGGTTGCGCCAGATCAAGGGTGAACTGGAGTACGCCAGTGAGGCTGAAGGGGTTGTCCCCGATTATTTCATGGAGAACCTTGGTATTCGTTTGCCGTGGAGGATGGACGGATCACAGCTCTACGTTCTGCCCGACTTGCCGTTCAAAGATTTGAATCGTTGGATGCGGTCAGATGACCGACCGATCACGGGTATCAAGCCGTTGGACATGGTGACCAGGATGGTTGCCGAATCGGCGTTCCCGTATGCGAAGCTGCCCATCGAGTTGTGGGCCGGCAAACAGTTCTTCGCTGACCTGCCGTTGAAGGGTCGCTTCCAGAATGTGCCACCGTCGTATGCGAACATTCCTGGTTTGATGCCGATCCTCGGCGGGTTGGGGAAAGCTGAGAAGAACCGTAAGGGCGAATGGAAGATGACTGATTCCGATCTGTACATCTTGGATCAGATGATGCCATTCATGGGGCGGCTGCGTCGCCTCATGCCTGGCGAAGAGAAGTATGAGAAGCGTTGGATGACGACGTTCATGTCGACCATGTTTGGTGGCGGGCTGCGGGCGAACACGCCTGAGGAGCAACGCAACCAGTTGATCCGCATGCAGCGTGACTTGACTGACGACATGAAACGCATGATCGATATTGAGGTCCGCAACGTCTAGACTCGCTGGGACGGAAGCGGGTTAGGTTGATGGACTTTATCTCACGCACTGATTGGCATGCTAGGCCACCGAAGCGGTCGTTTTCACGGCTGCGTTCTTCCCGTGTGGTGGGAATAGTCGTTCATCACTCTGGCGTCGCGAATCCACCTGATGGCGTGGCCGCAGTCCGAGCCTATGAGCGGTACCACATGGACACTCGAGGTTGGAATGCGATTGCCTACAACTGGCTCGTTGACGAACGCGGAGTGATTTACGAGGGGCGCGGCCCAGGGATCGTTTCTGGCGCCACCAAGCATTACAACTTTAAAACAGAGAGCATCTGTTACACAGGCTATGGGGGCAAGAAGCTCCCTGAGGTCGCCCTCATAAGTATCACTGAAGTCATTGAAGATATTCAGGCCCGCTACGGGGGGAGATTGTGGTTGAAAGGGCATCAGGATTTGGCGGCGACGACCTGCCCTGGTTCGGAGCTGTACGCATGGTTGAAGAACGGGTGTGTCATCTATGATGGCAACCCGTCGACTATAGATTTTGAAGGTATTGCACGGTATCTGCGTGCTTTGGGTGCCGGCTTGGATGATGCGCCGTTGTCGAGGCGTCGCCGTTCCAGGGGCCAGTTGGTGCAGTTGGCGCAGAGCCGGTTGAAGGATCGTGGTCATGACCCTGGCGGCATCGATGGCGTGTTCGGGGCGAAAACGAAGGCTGCGGTGAAAAGTTTTCAGCGGGCGTTGGGGTTTCTGCGACCTGATGGGGCTGTTGATGGTTCGACATGGGACGCTCTGTTCCTCTTGTAGGAGGTGCTTTCATATGCCCAAAGGCGAAGGTTACGGTACATTCGAGGAAACATTCGGGTCGCAGGACGAACAGCTCTACGATTCAACGTCTTCGTTCAACATGTGGGACATGTCGCAGAAGGCGAAGATGGCTGCCTCCTATTTGCGTTCCACCAGTCTCGGCAACGCTAACAGCGGTGGCCGACCGTTCGGGAAGTAGGACACTATGAGAGATGGTTCAACTCCGAAGGCCGTGAAGGCTGCCGCTGTGCTAGTCACTGAGACTACGAGCGGATCCATTTTCCGACCGCCTGCCGGTCCTTCCAGAGAGTCGGCACGCAAGGCCCTGCGGGACTGACGGTGGGTGCGAAGGGTAAGAAACGCCCGAAGCCTCGTTACTGACAGTGCCTCTTAAGGGAGGGTCTGATCGTGCGACTGTGTCGCACAACATCGGTAAACTTATCGGTGAGGGTTACCCGAAAGATCAAGCAGCGGCTATCGCCTATTCACAGGCTGGTCGCGGAAAGAAGGGTAAGTGACTACTGCATCAAAGTTTTCTTGGGGAACATGGGGTGAGCGTGCAGCGTGGACAGCAGTCCAGGCTTTCGCTGCCGTTCTCGTTATCGGTGATTTGTCAACGATTCGTACTGCCGTGATTGCGGCAGCTTCAGCGTTGCTGTCAGCGGTGAAGACGCTGGCTAAGGAACGACTCGGGTCGTGAGCGAAAAAGTCCCGCTCGATTTCGAGTCGGCGTGGACTTCATGGTTCGCTAGTTCTGTCAGGCATGACCTGCAGGAGGGTATCGCCACGGAGCTGGAGCGGACCAGCGGCATCTTCGATGTTCAGGACGGCACCCACGCTAAATGGAACGGTAAACGCCTCGGGGTGTTGACAGTGTTCGACACTGACGAGGTGATCGCTTTGTTGTGCGCCTGGGAAGAAGCCGAGAATGGCAACTGGTTGGCTCAGAAAGAAGTGCTGATCTGGTTGGAGAAATGGATGCAGTTTGTTACTTGCTGCGTGGAAGCAACACCGCCTGATCCTCTGGACTAAACCACCACTGACCTAATCGTTCTCGGACGACGGGGTCGTCGTTGAGGATGTCTCTAAGGTTCGCGATGATTTTGTCGCGTCTTCTTGCCACAGTTGTTTTAGGCATTCCAATAACGCGGCCAACAAAACGCAGAGACAACCTAACAACAATAAGCATGTCGAAAAGCCAGCGGTCATCTTCCTCCAGGGTGTCGAGTGCGTCGGCTAAAGCTTCGCGTAGAGCCAACTGTTCTATAACTGATTCTTCGGGGTCGTCGGGTGGGGCGCAGCCCATGAGTGCTTCTGTGGGTGAGAATGACCGACCGAATGCGGAAACTTGTCGTCGTCCACCGATGGGGGGGATCAGTGGGTCGTATAATGCTTCTTTGCGGCGGCCATCACTCGTCACTACCGTTGCTCCAAGGGAAGAGGGACGGCTTGAAGCCGTAGTATGCTTTACCCTCTCGGAACGACCCTGGGGTCGCGTCACCCTTGTCGATGAGCTTCATGATTGTCTTTAATGGAATGAATGCGTATTCTTGTTTCGGTGTTGACCAGATCCACAACCAGACGGGCATTTGCCCGTCCCACATGGTTAACGCTGACAGTTTTTCTTGTTTCAGTTTGAGACCGTTTTTGCCGCAACCCATTACTTCAATGAGTGTGTTGACGGTGACGTAGTCGGGGGTGTACCGCAGGAACAGCGGCAATGTTTGTATCGAGAAGGGTGGCTTGTTGAATCCCAGGCGTGCCCAGCCGTCGGTGCGTTCCTCGAATGCGCCTTCGGCTTCGTCACCCATGGCGCCGTACCGTTGGTCCCATGACAGGTCGGCGAAACTCACCGTGGAATCTTTTTGATTAGAAGCATTTGGATCAGCCTGTCGTCGGGGTAGGCGACACCGTTGAGTGCGTCCTCGACTAGTTTACACAGATTGGATGCGTCGGCGGTGAGGGGTGACACTGCTTCATCAAGTGGAGTGATGGTGACATCAGTCCAGTCGGGATGGAATGTCATTGTGACTGAGACTGGTTCTTCGTAGTAGGGGCCGTCGTATAGTTCAGCTATACGTTTCTCGGCGTCAAGGGTTTTCTTATCGGTGTATGCACGGCCTTTGGCGAACCGTGGCCGGCTCTTGGATTTGGGTCGTCCAGGGATCCTGAACCCGTAGGTCATCGACCCATTTTGCTGCCGGCGTCATCAACGAGTTTGCGTAACTGTTGTTCGCCGCTCGCTCCACGGGCTGCGAACTTCTGCCCCCATTTCAGGTCGCATTGACGGGTCCATTCGAGGACAGCGTCAGGTGAGTAGAGCTGACGGAACAGGGAGCAGGCGAACGAGAACAAGGCGAGGCTGCGATCATTGTGGGTTGGGCCTTGGTCCCAGATGTCTCTGGCAACGAACTTGAAGTCTGCGTCGACGCGTCGTTGCGTGAACTTGGGGGTGATGATTGGTCGTGTCGATGGTGGCGGCTGGTAAAGGGACGCTATTTTGACGATCTGTTGGCGTGTCGTCATCGAATCGGATGCTAAAGCAGTGAACTCTTCCAGGGACAGGTTGCCCTCAGACCGCCGTAGAGCCTCCTGACGGCCCTGCGGGCGTCCTAACGCATATGGGAGGCGTATTCCGTTACCGAAGCCCTTGGCGGGCATCGTGACCTGTTTCGGGTACACCTCTTTAGTAGGGGAGTCAACTATCTGGCATGCAGCAAACATGGCGTTGCGACCGAGTTGTGCAGGAATGTCTTCTTGAAGGAATACCCACAGGTGGTACCCCTTTGACCGTGATGCTTCAACCCACGACACGACACCCATCTCGGCGAGTAGTTCCCTGACGTTGACTGCGTGAACGAGAGAAATGTCGCCTTCGTCCCAGTCGACAGCCAACCATCCGACGTTGCAGCTCGGTGAGCCTTCAACCTCCATGAGCGGGTACACGCCGAGGTGAAGCTGGCCCCACAGGTGATCAAGGATCGCTTCCTGAAAGAATGCCCCGTTCGCTCGGAACGGTGTGCCGTCCTCGTCACGCCACGGTCGGAAACCACCATCGGCTGTTTCTTTCGCCAGGGCGTTGCCTCGGAACAGGTGACAGAACTTTTCGACCAGGGCAACGTCGTAACTCACCGCATGTACCTGTCATCGGGTGGGATATCGTCGTCACGGTAGGCACGAATCTGACCGGTATGCGGGCACAGAAAGTATTCAAAGTCACCAAGCTTGTTGGGTGGCCTCTTGTTTTTCGTGATCCGAATGTTGACCGACACCGAGTGGTAGCACTTCTCCAGGTAGGAGAGAGTCGGGTCGTCACGACGGCGGTACACACCGAGTACCGCTAGAGCTTCCTGCTCACCACCGTACTTGCCGGCAGTGATCGCTGCCGGCTTGTGCCTGTCACCTGACCCTCGGCCAGCCTGATGCACGACCGCTAACGGGATCGAAGCCTCTTTGCTCCACCGCTTCAACCCCTGCGCCTTAGCAACCACACCTGTGTGGTCTGATTCTCCAGGCTGAAGTTCAAGGTAGTCAACCATGGCGAAGTCAGGGTGCCGCCCCCAGTAGTCCTGCGCTTCTTTCAAAGCGTTCGACATTTCAGTGAAAGTCAATGCACCATCGTTGATGAGGATCCTGTCGAACAGTGTGTGCGACGCTGAACGAACCTCTTCCAGCACCGCTTCGTCACCAGCTTTGATTTGCTCTTCTAGTTCCTGGCCGTTGCGGCCGAAAGCAATGCAATGCAGTTTCTGCGCCACCAGTTCCCGTGGTTCATCAGGGGAGAACAGCAGGACGTGACCGTTGGTGTTGAGTAGTGCGTTGACTATCGAGTTGTACAACACCTGAGATTTGCCGTTGTGCGAATGGCCTACAACGAGAAGCATTTCGCCACGGGCAAGACCACGCATGCATAGGTCAACTTCGGGGAAGCCAAGCAGGAAACGACCGTCATCGTTGCGGACGTAATCCACGAACGAGTCGAACGCTGTAGCGGTCGGTTCAATGTACTTGTAGTTGGGGGCGCCCTCGGTGTGATCCGAGGACGCCCCCTCCAGTCGGGCGACTATCTCCGCTGGGGAGAGAGGCGCCGGCAGGTCAGACATTTAGCCACCGCAGCGTGTGTGCATGTCGGCAGCGTTGAACGGAACAATGGAACCGTCCCCCGCCTGGATGCTGGTCGGTGCATCCGACAGCCACAAACCGATCCGCTTCGCACCGAGACCGTACAGTGTGGCACCAGCCTCGGAAATGTTGAAGTCGGCAGCGTTGGCTTTCCACTCGCCTGATTCTTTCTTGCGCTTGTTGTCGAAGACGACAACCTTGCCGTCATCAGTTTTCTGACCAGCGCACAGGAACGCCACGTTCCATGCGGCCTGTCGACCATCGGTGACGAACCCGTTGCCGTCGAGCTGCATCTTCTTGCGGGCACCCGCAGCCGGCTTCGCTGCCGCTGGTGCAGGGAACGGCATCGCTGCTGGTGCCATCACATCGCCACCAGGGGCGGCAACAATGGCGGCACCTGGGAACGCTGCCTGTACCTGAGCGGCAGGTGGTGCCGCAGCAGCCATGACTGGTGGTGCTGGTATTCCCTGCACCGCTGGTGCGACGGCAGCAGGCGGTGTCGCCGCACCGACTTCGCCGGCATGTTCAAGGATGTCGTTGAAGACCATCTCCGAGCAGGCCAGGTACTCGTTGAGACCCGCCATGCCTTTGCCGTGGCACAGCTCCCCTGCCACCTTCGCTGATGTTTGGGCGATGATGGCCCTATCTCTGTTACTCATTTTCTTCTCCCCTTTCGGGATTGGTTGGTTACCAGTTCGCCGGCTTGGAGCCGACACCTAGATATTTTCCTCGACAGTTGGCCCAGTTGGGACACCAGTCGTCGCTGCATTTCCAGCCATCATAGCGCATCGGCCATGACGGAAGTTTCGCCTCGATTGTGTCAGCGATGCTGTTGCACAACGGGACCAGTGCAGCCCAGTCCTGAGGGGTGCGGGTCACGTCGATGATCTCAACCTCACCGTTGGTCAGGTAGCAGTACCTGAACGGTTGCGGTGACTCCAGGTCGCCACGCTCATGGGCGCGAGCCAGCGTGTAGATCATTGACTGCAAGTCGTTGCGTCGGATCAGATACTCGCGGTCATGCTGGCCTGTCTTCCAATCCCATGTCAGGTCTGCTTCATCAAGGTCGCGGGTACCAGTCAGGGTGATGCGTCGGGCCTCATTCTCGAAGAGAACAAACTCGAAGTACTGTTCGACACCTACAGGAGCCAGGTACGGGAACACTTCCTGGTACCACACGTTGACCATGGTTTCGCCCATCGGGATGGTTGTCTCAGGAGTGGTGGCCTCCTTGTTCCACTTGCCGATGGTGCCGACGAGGCTGTCCCACGACCAGTGGAAAGCCTCGATGAGGGTGTCGACGGTCAGCTCCTGACCGGCCATGCGGGCTAACAGCGCCGTTTCGATGGCGGCGTGCACGGCGGTGCCGCGCACTGCCTTGCTGCCGGCCACGTCGATGGCGGTCCCGTTGCGGATAGTGCGGGCCTGTTCAGGGCACGCTAGGAAAGTGTTCAACCATGACTGTCGGAATCTGTGTTCGATCATGCCCACACCTTAGATGAGGGGTGTGACAGTCAGTGACAATCCGTATCTGATATCAGATATCAGAAGATGGCCCCAGGGGGCCATCATCAGATATATCAGATAGAACCACCATCGCGCAACCTCTTCTCCCGTGCCCGCAGAATCTTTGCGACACGGGACCGGCTCACGCCGGCCCAGCGCCCCACCTCAGCCTGACTGTGCGTGCCACTGTTCACAAGCCCTGCAATGTCATCCTCGCGGGCATCAGACAGCTTCGACCGCAGTGCTTGTAGGTCGCGTTCCAACATGGTTCGCATCCGCATACGATCCCTGGGTTTCAACGACACCAGGGTGGATTGCAGCTCCGCGAAGCCAGGTAGAAAGAGGTGACCTTCGCTCATTATTCCCCATCTCGGTGCTCTTGCTGTTCTTGAATGTTGTGTGCCCGTAGAAGCGCTGCGTCACGGTCGCTGGCCCATCCGACCTGAACGCCGGCATCCCACACGATCCAGCCTGTGCTTTTCAAACCTGCCCCGAGGTACACGGTCTGCTTCTCAATGGTGACAGCCATGTCACCCTGCCCCCTGTTCACGGTACGGTGTCACTGGGAGTCGTCTGGCTCGCCGTGGAGTTCATCAGACCACGCTACGAACAGTCGTTCAAACTGCTGGGACAGCAGCTCAAACAGGCGGCTGATCTCAAACAGCGAATCAGTCATACGCGCACGCGGCGCCCCATCTACCTCTGTCAGCACTCGTAGCTGGGGACGGTGGTGGTGGTCATCAATCATAGTTGTGCCCTTTCATTAGAGTTCCCCCGCCCGCCTGAAAGGGTAGTAAAAGGCGGACGAGGGAACAGTCGAATCATAACAGGTCTCATTACTTCAACAGGTACGCTGTCCCACTAACAGCATACTACCGCTGCGTTACCTTGCGTAGGTCTTTAATCATGGCAGGCCAGGACTGCCAATACTTGTTGAGGGCAATCCTCTTGCGTCTGGAGGGTGGACGATACGCCATGATGTCTCGAACGAGCCAACCAATGACAGCTCCGTACACGATGGCTAGCAGC